GCACTACAAAGCGTAAGAAATGACAGAACAAACTAAACTTATTCTTGCATTGATGCAAATTGATAATCTTACCAATTTACTTGAAGGTAATGAATATCAAAAGTTTATGTATAGTCATCTCATTTCAATTCAAGTAGAACTCAAACGACAATTAAGTCATTATGGAAAAACAACTGATTGATGATTGCTTCTATGTGCAGCAAAAGAAGTATGGTTTGTGGTACTCTACTGATAAAGAGGGCAAAGGATTGATTACTGCACTTACTGAAGAAGAATGTGTCAAAGCAACAAGATTCTATCTGAAGGGATTGCAAGAAGGTTGGGATGATGCTAACATTGTTAAACACGAAGGAACTGTAGGAGGAAAACTCTGATGGCACTACGCACTTTTACTGACAAGAATGGCAATACTTGGGAGTGGAATGAAACTCCAGAAGTTATTGCTGCAATTAAAAAACTAGCAGAGTTTGCTGGTAATTATCCTGGTCCTCTTTATGCACCCCATCCCCACATCAAAAATGAAACTGAGACTGACACCAAATCAACAGATGTGGGCTAATATCTTTCAGTGTGCTGTAGAACGTTCTAATCTTTACTTCGCAGATAAAGATCTAGATAGACACGCAAGAGAACATACAACAGTTGCATTAGCACTTCAAAAAGGAGATCAGTTTTGGAAAGAACTCTTGTAGAACAACCTTATCACGTTCTTGATCCAACTACTCCTTGGTATGAGTGGATGTCATACTTAGAGTGTTGTTACAGTTTGCAAACAAAACCTAGCATGAATAGATTTCTTGCATACAATAGATATTATAATTCTATTGTAAAAAAATGAATTTTATTCGTTGGTTATTTTCTCCCACGGAAAAAGAAATGATAGAAGAAATGGATGTTTATTCCATTCTTCTGCACCTAGAACAACGCATTGAGCAATTAGAGTTAGAAAACATAGAACTCACCAATGCTTTGTATGAATCTGAAAACAAACTACAATCTCAGATTGACAACATACACCCTGTCGTTTACAATTTACAAGACTTTACCTTAGACAAATGACTTATTCTGTTACTCTCCAATCTCCTGACGGTACTGAAACTGTTATTCAATGTGCTCCTGATCAATATATTCTTGAAGCAGCAGAAGAGGCAGGTGTAGACCTTCCTTCTTCATGTAAAGCAGGCGCTTGTTCTGCATGTGCGGGTAAACTGATCAGTGGCACCGTAGATAATGAAGAGCAATCTTTCCTTGACGATGAACAGCAAGCAGAAGGATGGGTTCTTACTTGTGTAGCATATCCTACCAGCGATTGTGTAATCCTTACTGAACAGGAAGAGAACCTCTGATGTACGAATTAGACGATTTTGAGAAAGCACTTGCGCATTTTGGTACAAGAGTTGATGTCATTGTCGCAATGGAAATGGGAGGCAAATTAGATGCTGACGCTGCTTACAAAAATATTAAAATGGAACTCAAGGAACTCAAACGATTGCGAAAGTCCATCAAGAAAGACAAGGATCTGTGATAAATGTGGTATTGAAAAACCACTTGACAAAGACCACTATCAAGTTGTAAAATATTTTCGTGATGGTTTCTCCTACTACTGCCACGATTGCTCTAAACCTAAATCCAGAGATTGATTATGGACTTTGATTATAAAAAGTATTCGCTTGAGAATCTTGAAAATTGGTTACATGATGCAATGTCATCTGGTGAAGCAACACCAGATGAAATCTATGATCTTATTATGAAGGTTGTTCGTGAAAACTATTATCATCATAAACATCACGCAAGTCAAGCATATGAACTTCTTTGTAAATTGAATGATAATGGTCAATCTTATGAAGATGTAATTAAAGAAAGAGAGTATTATGAACCTTCCATGCCACCTTGGGGGCATAGTGATATAGAATACCTTATTGCAAATAAAAAAGAAAATAAAGTAGTAAAGTGGCAACTTCCTGTTGAGGTTGATGGTCCTAGTGGTGAGTATTTTGTAATGTTCCCTAATGATTTGTTAGAAGCAGCGAATCTAAAAGAAGGTGATCAAGTAGAATGGATTGATCGTAATGATGGTAGTTTTGAATTGAGGAAAGTGAATGGCACTAAGTGAATCAGTAGAACAAAGTTTGAAAGAAGCGGAAGCAGCACTGCGTAATGCACTTTCGTATGCTGCACGTCAAGAAAAACCCTTTGTTGCAAGAGAAATCTCTTCAATGATCTGTTCTATTGACAATCTAATTAAAGTTGATCAACTTGTAGATAAACTTGAAGATCGTATGAAAGGATTTGGTGATGAGCGTGGTGGATTTGGTACATTCTTTGGTTCGTAAAGAACTGTTAATCAATCCCAAAGAGAACATTAAGGATCACCACAACTCCCTTAAATAGTGTTAGGATATGAACATAATCGCGGGAGCAAAAGTATGACACTTCCTTCAAAAGGAAACGCAAACTTGACAGAAGAGGAGTTTAATGAAATGACCGCACTCAAAAATGTAATCAATCAACGCCCCGCTGCTGTAGTTCCTGCAAAGATGGAAGAGTTTACTGAATATCTTGTGCGTAGTTTGAGAGAAAAAGGTGGTTGATTTGAGAGGCAGAAATGCCTCTCTTTTTTTCTAAATACTTGAAAAAAGAGAATGGCAAAAAAGCAAGACGATAAGAAAACAACTGCCAGAGAAGCATTAACTTGCGTTGCTATTAGTTACTTTTCAAATAAAGGTTCTTCCGCTAATTTGCAAGAATTTAATAATATTATTACCAAATATTATTATGAGAATGACGACAGTAAAATATTCAAATTAAAAAATAAACTATCCACAGAGTTTAAAATAGATCGTGTAAAGGAACTTTATAAAGATACTAAAAAAGCTTTAGAAAAGTCAGGAAGTCAAAATTCATATACAATAAAACAATTTAAACTTGATTTTCCAAACGGTAAAGATTATTCAACGGAGGATGGCGGACCAACAAACTTAGATGCAGAGATAAAATCTGCATATTCAACTGCAGAGATATTAAAAACTACTCCAATAATTGGAAGTTTATCTCAATATGTCATATACGATCAATCTTCAAAGTTTATGAAGATTGTAAAGGATGATGCACTCAATAATACACTTAAAGCATTAGAATTACCAAGTTCTATTGGTGCAGATATTTTATCATCTATTGATATTATTTTGGTAAAATCCAGTAAAGAAAATGCTATTTTAAAAGAATTTGAAACTCATATATCTGGTAAAGATGTGGATAATATGACAATTCTTAATAATCTTGCTTTTGGTGATAAAGGTAAAAATACGTTCAGGACTTTAACTAACAAATATTTTTTTGATAAGGATATGGTAGGAATTTCTTTGAAGAAGATACCATCAAATAGAAGTGCAAATGTAAAAATTGTAGGAACTGTTGCTGGTGCCAGAGGAGAATTAAAAATATTTCTTGATCCATATACTGAGTTTCTTTCTAAAGTGGAACAAGTTAAAAGTAGAGTAGAACTTTATAAGTTAGTTGATGACTTAGTAGATGTTACCAGAATTATGCCTACGGATCCAAGGGCAGTTTTCGTAGTTGAATTTAAACTTAATTATAAAAATGTTGATATATCAAGTGATGTCGTAAAAATTGGTTTGGAAATTGGTAGATCTGGATTTAATGCTTCAACGCCAGGACAAGTTGGATTTGTTGGTGGAGCATCGTATGCAGTAACTCTTCCAATATTGCAAAGGTATCCGAGATATAATCAAATGGTTCGTGAGGTTGTATCAATTAGAGAAAAAGCATTTAATTATGCTATTGATTCTAAAAAAGTTCCTAAAACCCTACAACCAGAATATAAAAAAGCATTAACGACAGCGAAGAAAAATGTATTAGTCTTATATGATGCTTCTGATAATAATATTATCAAAGATTTTTGTAAAAAATATGATGAAGCAACTAGAAATACAAAAGACTCATTTCAAGAATATAGAATTGGCGTATCTAAATTATGCAAAAATAAACAACTAACAAGTCCTCATGGACCTTTAGCAACAATAGATAAAAATAATTTTAGCACCACTGGAGTTCCAAAAACACTGCAAAATGATTATGTTCACTCTCAAGGATTGTGGATGTATACAAGACAAGGTGAAGATTTAAAGAAATTCTTTAAAAAGCAAATAAGTTTAACTCTGTATGGTATTATGGCAAAGAAAGGATCTAAAGTTTTTTATTCTAAACAGAGAGGTGTCTTTACTGAAGAAGCATTTGTAAAAGAGTTCAAAGCAAAGAATAATAAAACAAAACTTGCAAAAGTGGTTGTAGCACCTTACTTATTGATTAGTTGACACTTGGAGAACTGGCACACTGACTTGCCACAGCACCAGATTTCTGGTATTGTTACTACATTGATTCTTAATTCATGATTTCTTTTCGCGAACACCAAAAAGAATGTCTTGATGCGACTGAAGTTCATTCTAAGGGTATTATCTGCGCAACGACAGGTGCAGGTAAAACCCTTGTTGGTATTGGTGATACAATAAGAGAGTTTGAGAAAGAAACTCCTCAAACTGTTGTAGTTGTTGCTCCTCGCATTTTGCTTGCGAATCAACTCTCTTCTGAGTATCTGGAACACATCACAAATGCTTCTGTGTTTCATGTGCATAGTGGAGAAACTCATCATCATTCTTCAACAAAATCAGATGTTTTGTTCAACTGGTGTTTCTATACAAAAACTCACAAACTCATCTTTACCACCTATCATTCTCTTCATCGTGTGATGGAGTCTGGCATCAAAGTCAATACAATTCACTTTGATGAGGCACATAACAGTGTGCAAAAGAACTTTTATATTGCCACTGAATACTTCAGTCAACATGCAGATCGTTGTTATTTCTATACCGCAACTCCCAAGTATTCTTCTACACCAAAGAAACCTGGCATGAACAATGTGCAGGTTTATGGTAACATCATTGCAAATGTTCCTGCACCCCGAATGGTGAATGAAGGTTATATCATTCCGCCTAAGATTGTTGCTAAACAAGTATCATTGAACAGCACCAATGTCTTTGAACGTGACTGTAATCATCTGATTGAAAGTATTGATGAGGCAGAGGTTTCTAAGGTTCTTGTGTGTGCCAAAGCAACCAAGCAAATCACTTCTCTAATCTCACAAACTGATTTTTGTATTCAACTTGAACAACGTGGATACTCTTGGATGGTGATTACATCTAAGACTGGTGCGATTATTGATGGCAAGAAAGTGAATCGTGAGGAGTTCTTTGATACTCTACACGAATGGAGTAAGGATGACTCTAAGAAGTTTGTTTTACTTCATTATTCTATCCTGTCTGAGGGTATCAATGTTTCTGGACTTGAGGCAGTGATCTTCATGCGCTCTATGGATGCTATTGGTATCTGTCAGACTATCGGACGTGTTGTTCGCTTGCACCATAAAGATGCAAAGGGACTGCGAGAAGGTTCTATTGAA